CTGCTTTGATTTGTTGAATATCATAAACGAATCGGTAGCGTTTGCCGTTTACTTCCGTGTACTTAACAGGCTTACCTTCTATCTTATCGTCTAAAAAGGTTAGAGTTCCCCTTAGATTATTGAACTGCTGAATGCTTAAGCTATCTACTTGCGTATCTGTAAGGTTGTAGATTATTCCTACAAGTTTACTTTCTACGTCTAAGTTAGTCCAATCCTTTTCAGGCTTAGTAACTATTGGGTAGATTTGTTGGTACTGCCAAACTGTTAATTCGTTCCAAGTCATTTGCGTAGTTTTAACATTAGCTCATAAGCAAGATGCCCACCTATGTAGCATAACGCTGCCAAAGGTAAGCAAATTACAAAGAAGTACAATATTTTTATTATTTTAATGATACGGCTACACTTGTTGTGCTACTCTTAGCAGGTGGGTAAACTCTTGTAACCTCGCCAGTAACTCCGTTAATAATATCAAGTCCTTGATGCGGAACTTTTTTAAGGAACTCTTCCATATCCTTTTTGGCTTTAGCTGCGCTATTGTATTCGGTCATTATCTCGTCATACGCAGGGCTTTCGCATTTGGTATAGTCGTATTTAACTCCGACCTCTCTAATGTTGAATTTAGCACTCATATAGTCAAACTCTTTGCCATTATGTACGGCTGCGTTTAATACTGCATCTTTGTAGTCCTTACTTGCTTTTAATGTTTCAAGCATATCTTCTAAGGCTTTAACCTGGAGATGCGTTTTTAACGGGTCAAGTTCCCCTGCGTTTAAGCGTTCAATTAATTGGTGTGTAAACTCTATCCTTTGTTCTTTTGTTGTTTCAAAGATTTGTTGTAATTCCATAGGTTATTTGTTTTGGTTATAATTTTATGTATCCACAGTTTTTACAAAAATGAATACGATTTGTATTTTGGTATGGTGTTAATTTATGACCAAATATTTTACATAATAATTTCTTCATAGGTTATTTGTTTTGGTTAGCTTTTGTTAGCCATTCATTAAATTTTTCATAAACATTATGTATGTCATCTATTTCTTCTTCTTTCCAATAGAATTTGCCATTGCTTATTTTCATTATAGGCTCTACTTGATTTTTTAATGTAAAGTATATGCTGTTTTCTGGAACTAAATTAACTGATTCATTTTCTGTTTTCATAGGTTATTTGTTTTGGTTATAGGTTTGGTCTTGTATTTTTTGTTGTAATACTTTATTCTTTCTTGTTATTTTCTTCCATTCCATTTTATTTTTTACCCATTCTCCACTTAATTCAGGATAAAATTCAAAAAACATTCCACTCATTAATAAAAGGTGATACTTATTCTTCATATCAGTATATGACTTATTCATATTGTTTCTGGTTTGTAGTTATCAATATCAAAGTAGCCTATCTTAAAGCTGCTCGGCTCTCGTCTTAATCTGCGCTTGGCAGGTTCGTAACCTTTCTCTTTGCAGTACGTTAGTATCTCTAAGTAGGTAGCATCAATGTTATTCATCATAATGCTGATAGGCTCACTTGCGTAATATTTGTCTATGTATTCTTTGCTTAGTGGTGTCATTGTATTGTTTTAGTGTGTAATCGGTTAAGGCTGCCATTACAAAACCTGTTGCAATTAGCAGGAAGCAGATAGCGTAAATCATTTTGAGTATACGTCTTGAAGTTGCCCAATAAGGTAACAAGCTACTAAAAATACTGCTAATAATTGTGCGGTTTCTTTTTTCATTGTGTTTTGTGTTTGTGGTTAATTGATATATCAAATATACAACCTTTACACATTCAACAATCAAATGGGCAAACTTTTTTTATAAAATTGTGATGAGCGGTAAATATTAAGGATAAGCGGTAAATTATAGGAAAGCGTACCTACCCGTGCCACGTTTAAGGCTGAAGTTCTGCCAAGCTAAAGCCAAAGACATAACGGCATCGTCGTGATAGCCTGAAGGTGCGGAGTACTTAACCCCCGTTGCAGTATATTGGTATTCAAAGATTTCAAGCTCCTGGCTGATTATTCCGTCAGGATAGCCAATCTTACCTTGATGTATAGCAGCTTGTAAGCCTTCCATTAGCTGCTGCTTACTTGAACTTGTAAACTTTAAGCCTTGTATCATTACCCCTTCTCTTTGTAGGTCTTCAAGGATAGGGTCGCCAACCCCCGTAGAATCGACAAGGATAGGGCATTTCGGCAGCCTAATGATGTTCTGCTTGGTATTGTGCCAATCCATTTGAAAGCGGTCAAAATAAGCCACATTTCCGTTTTCGTCTAAACCTACTATAACTGTCCAATCGACTGACTTGGCTAAGTCAATACCAAAAGCTACGACAGGCATCGTAGTTACGGGGTGTATACAATTACGGATAAACTGAGTGCCGAAAGGATTAGCTGCGTTCTCGGCAGGGTTTGCCATATACTCTTGCTCAAATACAACCTCTGGCAGTTGCTTACGAGCATCGTCTATCTCTTGAGAATCGATGTAAGGGTTATCATATGTAGTAAACTTAAAGCTTTGCCAATTAGGTTCTGCTTTACTAAACAAGCTAAAGAAATAGTTCTTGCCTCGTGGAGTGCTTAAGAATATTGCTCGACCTTTATAGTCAGTCAAGGTAGGTCTAATTGAGTTTAACCACCCGTCTTCTAAGTTAGGTATAAAAGAAGCCTCGTCTATTACCGCTAAGTGAAACTTTAAACCCCTTAGGTTGTCTAACCTTTCGCCCGTAAAGAAGCGAATACTCCCGCCCGTTATAAAGTTAATAACTAAGTCGCTTTCGTTCTTGTTGTATATTTCAGGGGGTAATAGGTCTACTATCTCTTTAAAGAATATCTTACCAAGCTGATAAGTAGGAGTAATATAAGCTACACGCTTTTTATTGACCGCAGTATCAATGCTAATCGTTTGACTAATTAAGGACTTACCAAACCTTCGACCCGCCATCATAACAATAAACCTACTATCGCAGTCAAGGACTTGCTTTTGTGCAGGGTGTGGGTTATGTAACTTCAAGCCTATTGTCTGCATTATCTATCGTAAGTAATTTTAATCTCGCTTACTTCGTGTTTGTTCTCGCTCTTTTCTACAAGGCTATTTAAACGCTGCGTTATGCTTGGATTGTAGACCCCTGCCATACCGCCTTCGATTTGGTCTTGTCTAATTGTTTTCTTAATACGCGAACAGATGGTACGAAAATCTTCGTAAGCATTATCTAAATTGGCAAAGTATCTACCTAAATCGCTTATAACTCCTTGATTATAACAATAGTTCTCAAAGCCTTCTATTGTTAAAGGTCGTTCTCTTAATCTGTAAACTTCGTCACCATCTTTACCTACAAAGTCGTGTACTTTAATAGGATTGCTTTTAGCGTACTCGCAGTATTCTGTAAATAGCTGAAGCATTATTTCAGGTGTTTCTATTGCTTTATGCCTACCCATCTATTTTTGTTTTATAGTGCTGACATATCCTATCCATAACGGATAAGTAGTATGTGTTAAAATCTTTATATCCTTCGTTGTCTTGTTCGTATGTTTTGTATAAGATGCCTCGTAGCCTTTGGCTTGGTGTCTTGAATGTATCAGGGTCAGCCTTTAGGTTTTCTATTACGTCTTGTTCTTCTTTGCTAAAAGGTTCTTCTTTGATTGCTATGTAGCAAAATTGTTGGTTAAGCTGAAACAAGTTAGCTGCGTCTTTAGGACTTAGTTCTTGCGTTGCTAAAGTTAGCTTTATTGTCTTGTCTTTGCGTGAAGCTATGCTCTCTACTTGGCTTGATAATAGTATCATAATATCCCGTTTAAAATGTCGTTTGCTTCGTCTAAAGCGTCTTCTTGGTCTAAGTAAGTGTCTACGTCTTTAATATGCTTATTGATTAAAGTTTCTGCCATAGCATAAGTATAGTGTCCGATTGTTGTCATATCGTCTCCTTGCATACCTGTTTTACATACTGCTACGAAGTAAGCTTTATGTGTAAGCAATAACCAGAGTGCGTTTAACTTTCTCATCTGCCTTGACCTCTATATGCTTTTTCTCTTGGTGTATGCTTGTTAAAGGACTTCTTTGCAGAGCCTCGTTTCCTTTTCCCAAAGCTAATTTTGTTCTTATTCTCGTTACCTTTTGCCATAATTCTTTGCGTGTATATCTTTTAAAAACTCTTTATATTGTTTTTTGTCTCCATATTCTATGTGGCACTTCCTACATAAGCACATCAAGTTTTCTATAACGTCTGCCATCTTATTGCCACCCATTCCCCTTGCTTCTATGTGGTGTATGTCAACTCCTACACCACCACAAACCTCACAAGGAACAAACGATGTAGCGTCATAGCCCATTCCTTGTAAGTAGATTTGCGTGTGTTTCTGCATAGCTTCCCATTAAATTTCTTCGTGATTATTAATTAATTAATTAAAAAATTTAACTATGCAAATTATTTTTAATGCCGTTTTACTGGCATAGTTTACTATAAATATACTTTCTGTCTAAATTTATACCCTCAAAGTTATAATTCTTTTTGCAAAACTCAAAAAGGTTTTCTCCGCTTTCCTTTCTCATATCAGCATCGCTTACTAAATCTCTTATATGTTTGTACCAATCCTTTTGGCTTTTAACGTAATGCACGGGTAGGTCTAAGTAAGGATTGACATAACTTACAATCGCAGGGTTCTTTTTAGCTGCCGTTTCTAATACCTTTAAGTTTGACTTCATAGCGTTAAACTTGTTATCTACTAAAGGAATAACTGAAATATCGGAGTCCGTATAAGCACCCATATATTCTGTAACTCGAGCATAGTTGTAGATAGTAGGGTTAAGTTTAAGTCCACAAGTGAACGCTGCAATCATTTTATCCCAAATATGTTTCTCCCCGTCATTGTACCCTGCTATCACAGTTCTTATATTCATTCCTTGCAGTCGCTTAAAAGGTTGCTTCAATAACTCAATGTCCCTTTCGTGCGTTCCGCTTCCTGACCAAAACAATCTTACCTTATTATCTTCGGTCTTGTTATCCATAAACTGCTCTTGTCCGTAAGGAAGTGCGTTAGGTAATATGTGAACGTTCTTATTATACTTGCTTATTTCTACTGCTAACCTTTCGTGTGTGCAAGTGCAAAGGTCAGCTATTTGCATATAGCTTATAATTTGCTCAGGTATGTTGTTTAAAATGTAACGCTGATATAACAAATGGCTTGGCTCTAAGTTCCAATAGTCGTCATTATCTACAACTAACTTAAACCCATACTTAGTTCTCCAGGTGTCCATTTGCGCTGCGCTTATTTCATTAAGCATTCTATTCATTAGAACAATATCCCAACCTTGCTCAAGTAATTCGTCATTCAATACATCGGTAATAAGTGCGTACTCTTTTTCTAAGTGTACAATAGGCATCATTATTCGGTGCAGTCCAACTCCGCTATTAGCTGAAGTTATGCAGAGTATTCGCATCTTATATTGTTTTGGTTGTGATATATGTCTTGGTATTTTTCCCAAACGCTTTGCGCTCGAGCTAAACTTTCGTCTTTCATTCTTCTATATTCCGTGCCGTTGCCTACATCGTGTCCTATATGTTCTGACCTCATATCTGGCAGGTAGTAATTAGTAAAGCCTGAAATAGTTGCTCGTTCCCCGTAATCCCTGTCTTGCATTCCGTAAGGGTCATACGCTTCATTGTAACCGCCAACTTTGTCTATAAGTTCTCGAGTGATAAAGTTATCGCCAAAAGGTGTATGTGTCTTATGTACACCGTCTACTATTGGTGGCAGTTCCTCTACACAATGTATACCAATAATGCCCGTTTTTGACACACGTTTAGAAAACATAACCCATTTTGACAACCAATTCTCAGGTAGTAATATATCATTAGCTAACAAACAAACGGAATCGTAGTTCTCTGTCATTCTTAAACCTGCATTAACTCCTGCTGCTATGCCTCGCTTTTCTTTTGATAAGTCATAACCCGTAAACGGATAGTTAAAGTTTTCGTGAGTGTCGCTCCCGTTGTCTATTAGAAAACAATCTGCATTATAACCTGAGTTATAAAAGTTATGATTAATAACACGCTGCGTTAAGTCGTGTCTGTTTTGTGCGAGTAATAAGATTGCTACTTTCATTATCTTATGTTTGAACCTATTTCTCTTGCAGGTACTCCTGCGTATTTAGTATTTGCTTTAGCTTCTCCTTTAACGAAAGCACTTGCGCCTACCATACAATTTTCTCCGACGTGGGTAAATTGATGTAGTACTGCGTTAAGTCCTATATTGCTACCTTCTTCTATAATTGAGTGACCGCCTATTTTAGCACCGCAGCTTATTGTAACATTGTCAAAGATTGAGCAGTCGTGTCCTATGTGTGCGTGTTTCATTATAAAACAATTATTCTGTATATAGGTTACGTCTTCTGTACCTGCATCGATAGTTACAAGTCCTGTTATAATATTGTTATCGCCTATGTAAACTTTGCCTTTTTCTTTTTGCCAAAACTTTTTATGCTCTGCTTTGTCGCCTATTACACAATAAGGACCGATGTAGTTGCCATCTCCGATAATTACGTTGTCGCCAATGATTGCGGTGGGGTGAATAAAGTTAGCCATTCTTTTTATTTTTTGGTTTACGTCCACGTTTCTTTGGTTCAGGTTTTAAAGTAACTTCAATTCCTTCAGGTGTTTCTTTAATTTCAACCCTGTCTGAAATATCTTTTAATTTAGAAACGTCAACATTTTTATAAAAATTGTTTTCTGTTGGTAAACTTTTGGGTTGTATGTCGTACCATTCGTAAAGTCGTTTAATCATATCAAAGATACAATGGCTGCACCATACTGTTAATATAAAATCAGGACTCATATACTTTCGGTAGATATGCTCGTACATTTTTAGTATGTCTAAATCTATATTCCTTACATATCCGTTCTGCACCATTTCGTAGTTAGGTCTATGCAGGTCTAAATATTGGCGATGTTCTATTTCCATAAGTAGTTCCACATTAATTTAGTTATAATTGGGGCAAGTACTCCTGGTATAAATACAAACGCAATAACAT